TCGTTTTGTAAAGAAAGTGCCTGTAAGTATCTTGTTAATACCTTTTTCTAAATGTTCTTCATCTTCCCATATCTCCATAGGTGTCTTCATCTTACCACATTTAATTGACCATGCGTGGTGCATATACGACCATGCAAGTGTTAACCCATGTGTAGATTGACCTATGATTTTGTTCTTTGTATCTAATAAAGTATCTCTATTAAATGACGTAAGTTTTTTAAACTCATCATCACGCCATTTTCTATCTTCGGGATAGTATGGAAATCCTTTATTCTGTTTCCAGTCCTGTATTACTTCTTTTGCGTTTGACATATACGTTACCTGGTAAGGTGCCTTTTGCCCAGCTTGTCTTACCGATTAATTTCATATTCATTTTAACATAAAACTTGTTAGCTGTCAAGTTGTCAGCTCTTACTGATAAAAACACGTCACTAGGGCAATAATCAAAGAAATCGTTTAGTACAGCCTGAGCAGTACCAGAACCTGGCGAATCACTTGCAATCTGGTGTAATACAGTATCGCCTTTTTGTAGTTGTACATCGCCTATCTTTTGTCTTCTTTTTGCGTGATGAAAGGTAATCAATATACCATCTTCTAATATCATTTGTTTTTTGTCTATCATACGTTTCATGTAGTCTGTACGTACATGAGGAAACCATTTCTTATGGCTATAGAATATAGACTTTACTTTATCAAAATCCGATGGGACTGCTAATATCATCAAACTCCTCTGCTTGTTTTAACAAGTCTTGTAATCTAGGATTGTTATAACAATCTATAACTAAATGTAATCTGTCAAAATCTGCTTTATTATGTACTGCGTGAGCAGCCGTAACATCTACAAAGTAATACTTACCTACATCTAAATGAAAACAATGCTCTTGTTTCTTTTCCCATAGATAGAAATATACATTTTTACTTGTTCTTAATGGCACGTGTAATCTAACAATCTTGCCTTCTTTTATTTCTTTATCTACTTTGTCTGTATGTTTCTTTATAGTTGTACCTGCTTTTAATCTCATAACTCTTACACGTTCAAACTCTGCTGGTATATGAGATAGTATTTCTTTTAAAGGTAATAGATCAGGTTCTTCGTATAGACTTGTCCATCTTAATTCTGCTGGTTCTACATCTGACTTTAGTACACCAGGTTTTAAAATGTTACCTATGTCGTCACTATATCCCTTTATAGATACAGCATCCCAATCACCCTTTGCATTGTATTTTGTTTTTACTGCTGAATATGATAAGTTATCTAAAAATTTTATAGCCGAATCTAATGGCTGTGTGTATTCAGGTAAATCTAATTCTTTTAAGACTTTTGTTTCCATAATTTTGTAACCCTTTTTATTTCCTTATCTCTCTTTTTTAGAGCCATATTTAATTTTAATTTACTGACCAATTCTGTAAATACTGTTCCTTGCATATGGTCTAATTCGTGTTGATAACATCTACTTACAATGCCATCAAATTCTTCTTCTACCGTTTCTAGTTGTTCGTTTAAGTATTTAACTTTTACTTTTTGTGGTCTTTCTATATCTAAAAATAAGAAAGGAAAAGTTAAACAACCTTCTTTGTATCTAATTGTTTCTTTACTCATGTCTGTAATTTCAGGATTAATACATACCCATTTCTGACCTTTGTTTATATTCACATTGTCACCCATTACAAACATACGATATGGTTTGCCTACTTGATTTGCTGATAGACCTATACCACCATAGTTTTTCATTGTTTCAAACATGTTGTTACAAAATTCTGTAACACTTATCTTTTCTTGTTTTTTAAATGTGTCTATATCAAAAGGTGCTATTGATGATAGTACCTCTGGTGCTGTTGGTGGTAACAATGTATATATCATGCTGCTATCCTTGTAAAGTTTTTGTATTTTTCAAACTTAATTATATTTGTAAATTTATCAAATAGTATATCGCCTTTGTGAGATATAATAAATGTATTTTCATTTGTTAGTGTTTTAAGTATTTTAAAGAAGTCTTCGGTACCTTGACCATCTAAACTACTATCAAATATTTCATCTAGTATTAGTAAGTTTGTATTTGTACTATTTTTCATTTTTGCAATTGTACGCCATGTAAATAATAATGCAAGGTCTATTCTTAATTTCTCACCCTCACTAAAACTATTGTAATTAAACGTATCTCTATATCTACTTTTTATTGTTTCGTTAAATTCTTCATCTAGTTCAAAGTTAACAAAGAAGTCCATAGATTGTAAGTACTTATTAATTAAATTATTCATTATTGGCAGATACTTCTTAATAATGTTTGCTTTGACACCTGTATCATTAAGTATCTCTCTAGCAACATCAATATATTTCTTTTCTTCTACAGCTTTGTTCTTTTCTACGTTTACTAATTTCAAGTCTTCTTTTATTTGTTCTAATTCTTTTGCTACGTTGTTTGTATTATCTGTATCATTTTCTAGTTTAGCAATTTCAGTATCTAATCTATTTGAGTGTCTATTGATTTCTGAAATAGATGTATTTACTTTTGCAACAGAAATATTTAAATCATTTAATCTTTGATTGATTGCGTCCATCTCTTTGATTTTACCTTTTGTTTTTTCTATTTCTGTAAACAGTTTTTGTAAACCTTCTTCTAATTCACTAATCTTTTTCTTGCCTTCGTATATTTTTGTTTGTTTAAATCTTTCATTAATAGGTTGTGTACACGTAGGACAGTTGTCATTTGTTTCAAAAAAACTAACATCTTTTTTATGTGTTTCTAAATTATGTTCTATCTTTGTTTCTAGTTTTGTTAATTCAGTTTCTTTTCTACTGTGTTTCTCACCACCCCACATCTCTGCTTTTGTAGATATAATTTTTTCATTAAGCAATTGTAGTTTTGACATATACTCGTAATTACTTTGCTCGTTTTCTTTTAGTTGCTTTCTTCTATCTTCTATATCTGTATTATCTCTATTTTGTATTTGTTCAAAATGAGCCTTTTGTAATTCGTATTTTTCTGTCATTAAATCATATCTATGTTTTACATCAATAACAGCCTTACTTAACTCACCTTGTTTCTGTCTTAACAATAAATCCATATGTGAGAATACTCTTATGTCTAATATTTCTTCTACAACCTCTCGTCTGTATCTTGCTCGTAAGTGCATAAATGGTTCGTATGATGTTGATCCAAGGATGACCACCTGGCAGAAAGCACGATAGTTACATTTTAAAATGGTTTGTTCTAAAGCATTTTGATAATCTAAATTAGAAGCGTCTTGGTTTAACAATACGTCATTACAGTAAACTTCAAACTTATTAGGTTTGATACCTCTTACTACTTTGTATTGTTTGTTGCTTGTTTCAAATTCTACTTCTATTTCACAATCATTTTGATTGATTGTATTTACAAGTTGTTCTTTTTTTATATCTCTAAAGGCACGATTGAACAAAGCAAAACATAATGCGTCAAGTAAAGTTGATTTACCTGCACCGTTCATACCTATAATTAATGTTGATGGTGACTTTCTTAAATCTACTTCTATAAATTGATTACCTGTAGATAGAAAATTACGCCATCTTAATTTTTTAAAATATATCATACGTTGTTATCGTTAGCTTCTATGTAAATTGACTTTAAGTATTCCTTTAACTTTGTTTTGTTTATATCTGTTTCTAATTGATCTACGTAATTATTTAGGAATGTAACTGTATCTTCGCCCATTTCTAATATGTCTTCTCTTACGCTAGCTTTAATATCAGAATAATCCTCTACAATATTTAAATCATGTACACTTATCTCATTATACAACCTTTCTACAAATTTGTCAAATAGCTCGTTATCTGTTTTCTGTAATACAATTAATTTAATAAAGTGTTCGTTGTATGGTTGTATATCAAAATTTCTATAGTCATGTTTTTTATCATCATATATTATCTTTTTGTGTATAGTTAAAGGATTAGATATTCTTGTCATCTCTCTGGTTTCTGTATCAAAAACATGAAACGCTTTTGGGTCTTTATAGTCTGACCATGTCATCTCATATTGAGCACCACAATAGAATATCTGACCATCATCTGTATGTTTGTGAAAGTGACCTGAAACTACTCTTTCAAATCTACTAAAATCTGATTTTGCTAAACCGTGTTCATTGATTACGCCATTTTGCATTTCAATACCTTTGATTTCTAAATGACCAAAACATAAATCTGCTTTGGCTGTTCTTAACATTTCCATAGAGTGTTCATAGTTATCATCACAAATCCAAGGTGTAAATAAAATAGGTGTGCCATCAAAATCTACAACAGTTGATTTAGTATAGATAAATGGTTCATGTACTTTATCAAATGATGAATATAAATTTTCTATAGCATTTACATTGTTTGTATTTTTAAAATAGGTATCGTGGTTACCTATAATAATATGTGTATCAATCTTTTCTTTATATAATCTATTCCAAAATTGTTCTCTAAAAATAGAAGCAGTTTGAAAGTTAATAAACTTTCTTCTATCTACAACATCACCTAAATGTACCAATGTATTAATATTGTTTTCTTTTAGGTATGGGAAAAAGATTTCATTATAAAATCTAAGCTGATATTTTCTAAACGCTTCGCTGTCATTACGAACACCGAAGTGTGTATCATTCAATAGTGCGATCTTCATTATACGTCTAAAACACTTGTGTAGGTTCTTTTTTTTCTTTTCTTTATTTTAATTTCGTTCTTTTGTGGTTCTTCAGTTGATGGTTTATTCTTTCTTAAAAATTCTAAAAACTGGTTTTTGTAATCGTTGTTTGTGTCACCTGGTAGTACAGCAAACTCATCTATGTTTGCTTGTTCTATCATCTTGTATTTTATATTAGATTGTTTTTTCTCTTTCTGTATTCTTCTAATAAAAGCATAATATATTATTTGCGTAAAATAAGCAAAAGGATTATTAGACTTTGCAGGATTAAAGTTTTTAAGATATTGTAAACAGTTTTCTATACCATCAGAAATCATATCATCTCTAAATGTATAGTTAATAAAATTAGGTCTATAAGATAAGTGATTCGCAATCTTTAAAAAACATTCACCTATGTAATTAGTGACAGGTGGTGCTTTTCTTTTTCTTTTCTCTGCTTTATCACACTTATCCTTATACTCAATCATCGCCTGTAGAAACTTTTTATTATCTACATAATGTTCGGATTTTTTCTTTGTTCTAGTCATAGTTATATAATACTATAGGTTGTCAAATTTGTCAAGCTTTACACGTTTGAAACTACCTTTTCCTTTCTTTGATTTTACTACTCTGGATTTGTATTTAGGAGTACGCACCTCTTTAGCGATAGGATTTGTTTTAAAAATCCTGTCAAAATTCTGTCTATATTTGTCTGTAGAAATTCTACTTTTTCCGTCCCATTTGCCTGGCATAATTTAATCTCATAGGTGCTTGACTCATTTCAATTCCCGTTATATAATACCCATGTGGGTTGTTACCGAGGAGAATAGCTACCCTCTAGTGCAACTTCTTTGAAGGCATTTTAAGTAAGTCAGCAATATCTTTTATATCATCCTTATTAATATCATTCTCATAATTGGAAGCGGCGTTATCTAACTCCTCTTCCGACATTTCTCTTTCAATAAATCCTGGTAAGGCCTGTTTTGCGTGTTTTAGTGAGTGTGAAAGATCACTATATCTTTTAGTAAATGCTGGTGTGGCATTGCATATTGTAATAATCTTATCAACAGGAATAGTAACTATTTTTTCATCTGTAAAACCAACCCATTTTACTAGTGCAATATAATCAGATATACCTTGCTCAGTAATACGAGGTACGTATTTGATTAGCATAGGTTCTTGTAACCTTAATAGTTTAGAGTTTTCAGGTAGTTGATTTTTATGTAGAGGAAACCTACAACAGATTTCTTCTCCAGAAACCAGTCTGATAATCTTAACCTGTTTATCTTCAGTACGATTAATCATATAACTATTTATCTTTTTTAAGCGTTAATATGGCACAATGAGAGCCACCTAATTTTTCTATTATATCGTATTGTTCTATAGCACATTCTTTAAAAGCCTTCATATTATAATAACCTTTGTTTGTATTCTTATCTTTCTCACCTGGTATGTAATCATGGAATACAATTTTAAAAGAGTCCTTTGTACGTTTAAGTATTTCTTCACAATCACCTGTACCTATAGAGCCATCAATGAAAACAAAATCAAAGTCATAATGTAGATAGTCATTCCAATAATCTTTGCTTTCACATATAAATCTGTTTATATCTATATTATACTCAAATATATCGTTTCTGTCAATGGAGTACACCTCACAATTTAGTTTTAAAGCTGCGGAACTTTTGCCCGTACCTGTACCTATCTCTAATGCTTTTTTACAACCATTACTTTCTTGTAATAAAAATTTAAAGTCTTCGTCTGAAATCATTTTAAATCCACGCTGTGTATCTCATAGTCAAAGCCTTCTCTATTATAGATGTTAACTCTTTCCTGAAAGTGTGTTAATGTGAAGTTCTTTTTATCTTTGTATGTAAGGTCGTCTGAAATATCATAGACTGTAGCAGACTGTTTCTTATCGCCGACACGAAGCCCACGTCCTATAGATTGCAATATTCTTATAGGGCTCTTACTAGGGCTACTAAAAACAATATTGTGTAAATTACGAATATTGATACCAGTGCTAAAGGTGCCGAAAGAAGCGATAATAATTGCGTTATCCGACTTTTCTGTAATGGCTCTGATTTTTTCTCTATCATTTGTTTCAGTTCCCCCATAAACGAAAAACACTTTTCGCTTTGGGTCTACTTTTTCTTTAATTAGTTTATATAAAATCTCTCCGTGTTTTTCAACAAGTTGAAATAGACACAATGTATTACCATTAAGTGCTAAGGTTAGATTTCGTATGTATTTATTACGAGCATTATTTTGAGTTAAGTATTCTAGTTCTTCAAAGTATTTTACACCATATACTTTTTTAGCTTCTGTTTCAGAATACTTTAAGTTCAGACATTTAATTTTTAGATTTGCAAGTTGTTTTCTTTCAATCAATTCTGAAGTAGATACAACTTTGTTAACCATACCAAACAGACCTGTCAATACTAACTTGTGTGTTTTACTATCATCTAACGTACCTGTAAGACCTATTCTATATTTACAATCTGTTAGTTTAGTCATTATCTTTGTCAATGATACAGCCTTGAACAAGTGTGCCTCGTCACCTATAACTGCACCATAATCATCAAAAAATTTCTTTGGCATTTTGTATAGCGATTGCCATGTAGATATTACTATACGTTTATTATCATCTATATCATAACCATGGTATTTTCTACTGACATTTGTTTCTACATCAAAACCATAGTCTTTAAAATCTTTGTATAATTGTTCTACTAGTGATGTTGTTGGTACAATGATTAGAATATTGTTGTTTATCATATTCATATAGTGCCTGACAAGCATGTATATAATAAGTGATTTACCAGAGGCAGTCGGAGATAAAACTAGACCTCTTTCATATTCTAATGCAAACTTGAAAGCGTTGATTTGATAGTCCCTCGGAGTGATAGACAGATCGTAAGACTCTATTAAACCGTCTATATCGGCGGCTATGCCGCTGTTATACGCAAGGATTTCACTAGATTCGACAATATGTACATCTTTCTTCTTACACCAGTCTTTTAAGTAAGGATACAATCCAACATATAATTGACCTGTAGCATACGAGTATAACCGTATTTTACCATCCCAAACTCTATTACGAAATTGAGGTGTAAACTTGTAACCAGGTACTTCAAACGAGAAATAGTCTGATAACTCTCTACGGATACTTGCGTCTGCGTCAATACGTAGGTACACGTCATTGACCTTGTCAACTATGATGTTTTGCATTTTAGATTACGCCAGATGTAAACTTACGCCAATCTATAGCGTTTTTAATTTGAAAGCCACGATTAGAAATAATCTTTACTGTTCTATCTAGGTAGTCAACAACACTTTGTACATAAGTTACCTTTTGTTCTAACTTGATAAGTTCGTCATCTGATTTAAGATACTTGTCAACGTCTTGTTTTAATATTTTTAAATTAAAAGGTTTTACTTGATACACACTAGGGTCTGCCTTGCCTGTATAGTATTCCCATTTTTCTCTTGTCAATCTTGCCAAGTCTTGTTCAGACTTCTTTAATAGATTAGTATATTGATTATGAAACTTCATATACTTGTTATGTAGTTGTGGTGTTTTTAATGATTCTAA